CGACTGCGGAAGAAGGCTCTATTGTAAAAAGAGAATGGTGGAATCGGTGGGAGAATCCAGATATACCCGATTATTCTTATGTAATTCAAAGTTATGACACAGCGTTCTCAAAAAAAGAAACAGCCGATTATTCAGCAATTACAACCTGGGCAATATTCAGCAGAGATGAAGGCGAGGCAGATGAAATTATATTACTCGACGCAAAAAGAGTCCGAGTAGACTTTCCAGAGTTGAAAAGAATGGCTCTTGAGGAATACAGATATTGGGAGCCAGATTGTGTTTTAATTGAAGCCAAAGCGTCTGGAACGCCATTGACACATGAGCTGAGAAGAATGGGAATACCTGTTACATCTTATGCGCCGAGCAGAGGCCAAGATAAAATTGCTAGGATGAACAGTGTCGCACCAATATTCGAGTCTGGTATGGTATGGGCGCCAGAGAAAGATTTTGCAGACGAAGTTATTGAAGAAATGGCATCTTTTCCATTTGGAGATTACGATGATTATTGCGATAGTGCTACAATGGCATTAATGCGATTTAGGCAGGGCGGCTTTATATCTTTGAATGAAGACTACCAAGATGAGGTAAGATTATTAAAGAACAACAGAACAGTTTATTATTAAAAAAATATATCACTCGATTTACTTGGGATGGAAATGAATACGCTGGTCCGGTAATTCATGCAGAGAATTTAAAAGACGCAGAAACAATAGCAGAGTATCATGGCTTGGTTGTGGATGGTGAATTAACTGATATATTTGATATAGATATGTACGACTCAAGAGTGCTACACTAAATAATTATGGCGATTGAAAAACAATTAGGAACCGAAAACAATCCAGATGTAAGAGTGCAAGGCGCTTCTGTTGAAGTTTTCCCAGACACAACCCGAGAAGATCAAATTGCAGAAGCGGCGCAAATATTGGTCAACAATGAAGAAATCTTGATTGATGATGAAATACAAGCAAGCGAGCCGCAACCCACAGAAGATTTTAATATCAATTTAGTCGATTTCTTGCCAGACGATATTTTGCAAAGTATTTCCGGGGATTTACTGAGCTCCATTGAAGGCGACAAACAATCCAGAAGCGAGTGGGAAAAAACTTACACCGAAGGCCTTAAATATTTAGGAATGAAATTTGACGAAGGCAGATCTCAGCCATTTGAAGGCAGCTCTGGCGTAATTCACCCAATTTTGGCAGAAGCCGTTACCCAATTCCAAGCCCAGGCTTATAAGGAAATGTTGCCAGCTAAAGGTCCTGTTAAAACAGAGATTATTGGAGCTCGTACTGCTGATACCGAAAACCAGGCTGAAAGAGTCCAGGAGTTTATGAATTATTACATTATGAATGTAATGCAGGAGTATGATCCAGAGCTCGACCAAATGTTGTTCTATTTACCGCTTGCAGGATCTACGTTCAAAAAAATATATTTCGATTTTGTTTTAAACAGAGCGGTTTCAAAATTTATACCTCCAGAAGATCTTATTGTTCCTTATGAGGCAGCGGATATTAGCTCTGCTGAAAGGATTACACATGCAATTAGCATGTCAGCCAATGAGATCAAAAAACAACAATTAACTGGTTTTTATGCCGATGTTGATATTGGCTCTGATTCATACACAGAAGATTTATCCGGTGTGGAAGAAGCGATTGACGAAATACAAGGCATTTCGCCTTCATACAAAGAAAACAGAAGCAGAACAGTTTATGAAGTCCACACTGTATTAGATATAGAAGGTTATGAGGACGTCGATCAAGAAGGCAATCCAACTGGATTAAAACTGCCTTATATTGTCACGATTGAGGAAGATTCTGAAAAAGTCTTGTCGATTAGAAGAAATTATCTTCCAAATGACATGCTCAAAAATAAGATTAATTATTTTGTTCAATACAAATTTATGCCGGGACTCGGTTTTTATGGCCTAGGACTATCGCACATGATTGGCGGCCTATCGAAAGCCTCAACATCAATACTCAGACAATTAATTGATGCTGGCACCCTGGCTAACTTGCCAGCTGGTTTTAAAGCCAGAGGAATGAGGATCAGGGATGAAGATGATCCATTACAACCAGGCGAGTTTAGAGATATTGATACTACAGGCGGATCATTAAGAGAAAACTTAATACCTTTGCCAATAAAGGAACCAAGTAGTGTATTGATGCAGTTATTAGGAATCTTGGTTGATTCTGGTAAACGATTTGCTGCCATTGCGGATATGAACATTGGCGATGCCAACGCTGCAATGCCCGTAGGCACAACAGTAGCTCTTTTAGAGCGCGGAACAAAAGTAATGAGCGCAATTCATAAAAGATTGCATCATTCACAAAAATTAGAGTTTGTATTATTGGCCAAAGTTTTTAGTGAGTCTTTGCCGCCAGTTTATACTTTCCAAACAGGTACAGCTCCAAGTGAAATCAAACAACAAGATTTTGATGATCGCGTAGACATTGTACCAATATCAGATCCCAATATATTCTCACAAAGTCAAAGAGTGACTTTGGCCCAAGAATTATTGCAGATGGTCCAATCAAATCCAGAGGTTCATGGTCCTACAGGTATTTACGAGGCATATCGCAGGATGTATGCAGCTTTAGGTGTAGATAATATTGAGTCTTTATTGCAGCAACCGCCAGATATGACACCAAAACCAGTGGATGCAGGTACAGAAAACTCCACTTTACTATTAGGACAGCCCTCCCAGGCTTTCCCGGAACAGAATCACCAGGCGCATATTGATACCCATAAAAGCCTATTTTTTACTGATCTTGTAAAACAAAGCCCACAAGTACAAGCGCTGATTATCAGTCATTGTATGCAACATTTACAATTCCTGGCCGCACAAATGGCTCAAGAGCAGATGCCAGAAGAAATGCAACAAAGGATTTCTGAGATCCAAGCACAAATGCAACAAGTACCACAAGAAGAAGCGCAAATGATCGGCCAACAAATACAAATGATGATGGAGCAAATGAGCTCAAGCATTATGGCTGAAATTGCAAATGAGTTCTTACAATCTATAGGAATGAGCGGTAGCGAAGATCCGCTGGTTGATATAAGAAAACGAGAATTAGATCTTAAAGACAAAGAGATTGATATGGAAGGCCAACAATTTGCGCAGAAACAAAATCAGAGAGCGCAAGAGAAGATGATGGATGCAGAATTGCAAATGGAGCGCATGAATGTGCAAAAATCAATAGCAGATGATAAACTTGAAGTGGCGATTGATAGATTGAAGCAAAATGCAGATCTAAAATTGCTTGAATTAGAAAATAAAATAAGAGGCTTGTTATGACAACATCTTACAAGGTCGATGCAATTAAAGCATTGAGAGCTGAGAAGAAAGCTGAAAGGCTAAAAGAGGAGCAGGAATTAAAAGCTGTTCAAGAAGCCGAGGAAAAAAAACACCAGGCTAATTTAGATAGAATTGCTAAGAAAATGGCAAGAATTGAAGCAGGCTTGCCTGTAGAAGAAGAAGTGGTGGAAGAAGAAGTGGTGGAAAAACCCGCTAAGAAAAAGCCAGCTGCTAAGAAAAAGCCAGCTGCTAAGAAAAAAGCACCCGCCAAAAAAGCTCCAGCTAAAAAAAAAGGTAGACCTAAAAAAACAAAATAAATGGACGAAATAGCTTTAATCGATAAGGTTAAAAGACTAATCGAGGATAGAGAGAAACAGATACAGGAAACTCTCATGTCGGGTAGTCTTAAAGATATGGAACATTATAAATATTTGCAAGGAGAGCTTTCTGCTTTATACTATATTGCAAATGAGATAAGTGATTTAGGCAAAGATATTTAAGGAACAAATACGAAATGACTGAGGCCGCAGCAGATAACATTATTACAAAAAAAGTAGCAGAGGCTTATGTAGATCCAGCCGATCTGGTTCTGGATCCAGAAAAATTAGACGCATCAATACTAGAACGCATGCCACAACCGACAGGATGGAGAATGTTGGTTTTGCCATACGCAGGAAAGGTAAAAACAAAAGGCGGCATAGTATTGGCACAAGAAACCTTAGATCGTGAAGCATTGGCAACAGTGGTTGCTTATGTGGTTAAGATGGGACCACAATGTTACAACGATGAATCTAGGTTTGGAGACAAGCCCTGGTGTGAAGAAAGACAATGGGTATTAATCGGACGCTACTCTGGTTCGAGGTTTAAACTTGAGGATGGTGCAGAGGTCAGAATCATTAATGATGATGAAGTAATAGCCACAATTCTTAATCCAGATGATATAGTGAGCTTATGACAGATAACGAAGTAAAAGAAGTCCAGCAACCAGAGGTTGAGGACATTGAGGTAGAAGTTACTGATACTGAGGCACCAGCCGAAGCAGTAAACGATGATGAGTTAGAACAGTACACAAAAGGTGTTTCTAAACGAATCAATAAATTAAACGCTAGAAATAGAGCAACCGAAGAAAGAGCACAGCAATTAGAAACGGCCCTCCAACAAAGAGAGTCGGAAGTGCATACTTACTATCAACATGCAATCCAGGCACAGCAAAATCTTCTGGCAAAGGAAGAAGAGAATGTTGAAGGCAAAGAGCGAGAGGCTAATGATCTCTACAAAAGAGCTCATGCAGCTGGCGATGCTGATTTGATGTCAAAAGCTGATAGCTTGAAAAACGAGGTTTCTATACAGAAAGAGAAAATTCGTATCGCAAGACAAAGACAAAACCAAAGCGATCAACAAGCACAATACGCGGCATATCAACAAAATGGCCAACAAAATGGCCAACAAGCGCAGCAGACGCAACAGCAACAAGCGCAGCCAACCAAAGAAGCATTAGATTGGCAAACATCTAATTCATGGTATGGAGCAGAAGCAGAGCCAACACAATATGCTTATTTCACTCATGTGAATTTAGTGCAAGAAGGATTTGAACCAGACTCAGAAGAGTATTATGATGAGTTGAATACAAGAATTTATAAAGTTTATCCGGATCTTAGATCCGATAATGCCGGAAAAAGTGAGGGCAGACCCGCTGTGCAAAGAGTCACCTCAGCCTCCATTGGAGGTCGGCAAAAAACACAAGGCAAGAAGAACGGCGTATCGTTTACAAAAAGTGAAGTCGAGACTCTTCGTGGGATTAAGCCACATGGCATGAATGAAGATGTCTGGCTAAAATCCGTTGCTAAAGAAAAACAGAAAATAGCTAACCGGGAGGCAAAATGACTGAATCTAATAATGAAGTGATACAAACCAGAAAATCTCGTGAATCCGAGACTCACGCTAATACATCTCGCAGACAACCATGGAGGCCGGTAAGAAAACTTGAAACTCCCGATGCACCAGAAGGATATGAATATCGATGGATAAGAGAATCCATGCTGGGGCAAGAGGATAAGGCAAATGTGGCAAGAAGAATCCGTGAAGGTTGGGAGCTCGTAAGAGGTTCTGATTTACCCGATGAATATTCTTACCCAACAGCTGAAACAGGTAGACATGCTGGTTTAGTTTATAGCGAAGGCTTATTATTGGCGAAAATACCGACACAGACTCGAGATGAACGTAATGCTCATTACGAGGAACAAACCCGACTTAGAACGGAGGCTTTAGATAACAGTATGTTTAATGAAGCTAGGAAAGACGGGAGATATGTAAAGTATGACTCCAATAGAAAGTCTAATGTTACTTTTGGGAAAAAGTAACTAACGATTAAATAGGAGTAAATCTTATGGCAAATAAAGATGCCGCTTTTGGTTTAAAGCCTGTTCGTGAAATGGGCGGAGCACCCTATTCTGGAGGTCAATCCAGATATAGAATTGCTAGTGGCGCCACAACTCCAATTTACCAAGGAGACTTGGTAACTCAGCTTACAGCTGGAGTTCTTGGCCGTCATGCCGCAACTGGTACTGTTCCGATTGTCGGAGTGTTTAACGGATGTTCATACACCGACCCCACTACAGGCGAACAAGTCTTTAAAAACTATTATCCTGGCAGTATTTCTGCTTCGGATATCATCGCAAGCGTGATTGACGATCCCAATATTGTCTTTGAAGTACAAGCAGACGCAACCTTTCCGGTAGCTGATCTGTTTGGAAACTTTGACATTGTGGATGGTTCACCCGTTGGCGATACTAAGTCTGGAAGATCAAATACTGAGCTAGACGTAACTACTGGTGCTACAACCGCGACGTTACCGCTCAAATGTATTGATGTCTCCCAGGATCCCGATAACGACGATGTAGCATCGTCCAACACCAATGTTCTATGTGTGATACAAAATCACATCATGGGGCAGAAAGGTGCTGGTTTAGCATAAGGAGATAAATAATGGCTATTTCAAGAGCACAACTAGCGAAAGAGCTTGAGCCTGGGCTAAATGCACTTTTTGGAATGTCCTATGATTCTTATGACAAAGAGTATGAAGATATTTTTGTCATTGAGGATTCAAATAGAGCATTTGAAGAAGAGGTGTTGATAACAGGATTTGGTTCTGCACCCGTTAAATCAGAAGGTCAAGGTGTTGTATTTGACAACGCTTCTGAAAGCTATAGTGCAAGATATACGCATGATACGATTGCGCTTGCATTTGCACTTACAGAAGAAGCTGTCGAAGACAACCTTTATGACTCTCTGGGGAAACGATATGTTAAAGCACTAGCTAAGTCTATGGCTAACACTAAAGAAACCAAAGGAGCTGACGTATTGAACAACGCTTTCTCTTCTAGTTATACTGGAGGCGACGGCGTATCACTCATTAACACTGCTCATCCACTTGCGGGTGGAGGAACAGCTGCTAATAGAGCGACAACTATGGCAGATCTCAATGAGGCTTCATTAGAAGACGCTTTAATTGATATTTCAACTTTTACAGACGACAGAGGATTAACAATTTCTGTAATGGCGGACAAAATGATTATTCCGCCACAGCTCGTTTTCGTAGCTGACAGAATTTTAAATTCTGCGAATCGTTCTGGCACAGCTGATAATGACATCAACGCAATCAAAAACACAGGTGTTCTACCTGGTGGTTACGCTGTCAATCATTATCTTTCTGATCCAGATGCTTGGTTCGTTACTAGCTCTGTAAACAGTGCAGGCGAAGGTCTAAAAATGTTCCAAAGATCTCCAATGGAGACTTCTATGGAACCAGACTTTTCAACTGGCAATATCAGATATAAGGCTAGAGAAAGATATTCCTTCGGTTTCTCTGATTGGAGAGGAATCTATGGATCTCAAGGTGCATAATTTGAAGTCGTAATACACTTTATTACTCAGTATTACAAAAGAGGGCCCTCACGGGCCCTTTTTTTTGGCCTGTAAATAGTTGCAAAATAATGTATATAATTAGTTGCACATAGTTGCAAACTTTGATACATTACAAATATGTTCTTTTTAATTAACAATAAAATAAGGGGGATCCCATGGAAAGAATAATGTATATAACCTGTAACACTGACAATGTAATCAGTTCCTACACCAAGACTGTTAGCAAGGGTGCAAACTTTTACGAAAGATTTGATCCTGTTGCCGAATGGAACGGAATGGCAGAAAGGCTTGGCAAAGATCCAGATGAGGAAACTTTGTTCATGTTGGTTGGTATTTACAATGGTGGTGGCGCTTATACTTGGGAGCACATACCGATTGATGAGATCAAGCCTGGTGATCCGTTGAGGTTGTCAAGAGTAACCCACAGACCATCTGTGATGGGCATGACACCAATCAATCCAGATGGTGAAAACCATGAGTGAGCTGCACACCAAAAAAGAAAGGGCCTTTCGGGGCCCTTTTTTACGTCAAAAAAAAGATGAAAATAATGTATATAATTAGTTGCACATAGTTGCAATCTTTAGTATATTAAATATGTGAGACATTTAATTAACAAACCAATAGGAGAA